CCTCGAAGGACTTGGACCTTGTCGTCCGGGTAGAACACATCGCCTTCTCTCTGCGAGATAAGGCGTAGCGTTTCTACATACCGGGCAAGTTCCAAGCTAGACGCAGGATCCCTCTTCTGGGATCTCGGTCTACTCACTACCACCTGTATTTCTCCACGTTGAAGCGCCGTATTTACACGGTGCTTAGCCCGATAATTATCGGGTTGTGGGGAATACAACGATCCATGACCTTCCTCAGAGAACAGAGGAACGCCATGCGGGTAATCAAGTAAAGACTTGATTATCCAGATCCGTAGTAGTGAGAACCCATAGACATAGCTAGAATTAGCTAGGTCAACGAGTCCTTCGTACTGTGAGGCGTGACCCGATGTTATCCTCCCTCTCACCGATTCAAACCGGCGGGAGATTCTTAGAGGAGTTACATCGACACCATCGTATCCTTCTCCACCGCAAGATTCTCTGAATCTCGCGCAGGAGTCGAATGACTTTGAGCGGTTTAGGATAAAACCTAAACTCTCCAAAGTTAGAATGACGTCCTCAAAAAGGGCGTCTTCTACGATAATGTCATCACCGTACACTCGCCAACTAGGGAAGAACCCTAAGTTAGTCGCATGTGCACGTCGCACGGCGTATTCCACGGCACACGAAAAGATGAGCGTTTCTATAGGGAAGCATAAAGCACTCCCCATAGGCGCAAACTTTTCGACCCTCAGTACCTTTCCAGACGGAAGCTCTACGGTCCGAGACCGCAGGGCGACCAGGAAGGGATACAGAGGCGTACCACGGAATACAGCTTTTACGAGTGTAGTCGTTACCGTATCGGATGCGGACGATAGATCTATCGTCGCATATCGATGATCGGCACTACTCCGAATAGCCAAGCGCGCGTTCTTCTCTTGGTGCTCAAAGTCAATATGAGCGCTCAAGAAAGAATGATTGCGGATATAATCCGCAAGCACGCCTTTTACACCCTGTTGTAAAAACATGAGTGTAGCTGGCTCTTTGGAAATAGACCGACGGGTTTTCATGCTTTTCGGCACGAAAACCAACTTGCTCTGCCGCTCCCACCTTGCGGGGGGATAGGCATAGTAAGTCGTAACGTCTACTCCTGCATGCTTCGAAAAGACGTAATCGATAAGGGAATCAGTACCAAGGTACCGATACTTATCGAGTACAGTCGCCGTACGCGGAAGTTCCGCTACGGCCCCTGGTCCATGCTTTGGACGGAAGTTCTCCTCCGAAATGGAGAAGTCTTTCATCCAATCCCTCATGATATTATTCATGTGGGTCAGCAAGGACTTCGGGTAATGGAGTGATTGCAGGTAGCATTCCAGTTCCTCGTACTCATCTTCGAGATCGATCGCGAGATCTTTCAACGTAAGATGGGTAAGGAAAGATAGGAACTGGTAGCAAACGTAAAAGCCTTCGGCGGTCGGATTTTCAAGGAATTCCTTGAAAGCCCTCCGTATCGGACTAAGGAACGCCCCGGTAAAGGGATGCGTTCCCGACAGCTAGCGTTTAAACCAGTTGTACGACGACGGTTCTGCGATTCCTCGCAGTAACGTTATCGCATCCGATAAGAAGGAACCCAGTTCGTGGACATCCAGTGAGGCA